TTTTCCGTCATCAAGATACTCACGGGCTAATCTCTCTGCCACAGATGCAACTGCAAGTAATCCAGCCATCGATAGGGCAACCCAAGTTTCAACTCCCATGACAGCGCCAGCACCGAGGGTGCCAAGTGCGCCGACAGTAAAGACCGCAACCATGCGACTGAGGATGTCTCGAACTTTTTTCATGCCCTAATTCTAGCCTAAGCGATTTTCTTGTATCGCTCCCTAGTTTCTTTTAACCACTCAACTCGAGACTTTGGTAGTCGGGCTTTGACATCGCCGTTCTTTCCTCTGACTTTGACACCCGTAAAATGAAACGCACCTTGAAGCGCCTCTGCTTGTTCTTTGCCTAAAACATTCCTGACTAAATCAAGAAGACATGTGGTGAAATAGGCATGGTGTCCATGACCTCTATTTATGTGATGGGCAACTTCATGAAGAATCACATATTTATTTCTCATGTTTTTTGGTAGACAGATTGCAAACTCTCCATGGCGGAAAGTAGCACAAGCCGAACGACGACCCCTGCCATCTAAAACTTTAATTGGAAAGTTAAAGGGATAGTTCCGTCTGACGAAACTTCTCTTCAATAAAGCATCTACAAACTTTTGGGCTTGTTGCAGAGTCATCTCTTCTTTGAGGTTTCCACCTGCATAGACACCCATGGCTAGAGCCTCAGCCTTATAGACCTTTCCTGCTTGGTCTCTCTTTCTCATACCTACTCCTCTCGTAGTTAAGACCCATTATATCAAACGGGGGTTATGAAATATCCCTAAAGTTGAGTCGCCCCCGCTCAACTTTGACCCGACACGCCACGATTTGACACGGCTTTAGGCATAATCACGCTTTGCATTATTAACCCCAGTTTGGTATACTGGAACTGTCCGAGAGGAGGACGGTATGAAGAAATGCGTTGGTTGCGGTGCCTTCATGCAAGAATTCGAAGTTTTTGAAAAAGGCATCTGCGTTAAATGTTATGCCGAGGAATTCGAAAAGGAATTTCAGAGCGCCTTAAAGATTGCGAGGTTGAAGTAATGGGTAAAAAAATAAAAGACTTCAAGTGGGAGCAAAGAGTCTGCGCTGATTACGACTCAGTAGATAGATACTTGCACGAAGGTATCGTCGTGCCTGAGGTTGCCGATGTTGGCGATTTATTGCTTGCCGCTGAATGGATTGCAACTTATGGAAGCGATAGCGAAGAGGATGCTCAGAAGTGGGCAAATGTAATTGCCTTTTTGGTTACCAGCGCTGAATCTAAACAAAAGCGTTCTGCCTTGGCTAAAGCCAAAAAGAAATATGCCGAGGAAAAAGGAATCAAAGTTTCCCAAGTAAGAATAAATAGGAATAACTAACCCCAGTTATGATATACTCAGATTGTCTTAGAGAGGAGACAAAATGACTAATCAAGAATATCGTCCGTTTGACGAGGATGTTTTGATTGACCAAATTGGTCGCATGAACATCTTTGCGGTTTCAGGTGGTCGAGTCAATATCACCAAAAATAACCAAGGCGAAACTGTTGAAGTTGAATTGCCAGTTGGTTATGGTTACAGAGTTTCAATCAAGTTAGATTGGAATGACACTTACATTGTTAGTCGCCAGTTTGTAAGAAAAGGCGTTGTGACTGACAAGGGTACCGTCGATGGTATCTACTGCGAAGAAATCGGCGAGGTTGTTTACAAAGCATCTTGCTTTAGAAATGTTGAATTTGGAAAGGCGGTTGCATAATGGGGTCACTTCAAGCATCAGAGTTTTCTAACTTAGTCGATGAGGGTGCAATCCAACTCGACCAAGCGCTGACTTGGCATCTACGAGGTAATCACTACCCGCCAATTCATATCGACTTTCTAGCACCAGCAAAGAAGGCGATTGAACTTGCCAATGAAGGTGACTGGAAAACCGAAATCACATTACCAAATGGTGTTGTAAAAACCGTGAGTGGAATCGTAGAGGGATTGCACTTACATTCATTCGTAACATATTGGGAGGAATAATGTCAGATAACGAATTCAAGTGTATTGGCTGTGGAGAGTTATTTAATCAAGATGATGTAGATACTTTCCATTCAGACTTAACTAATGAAACCTATTGCTATGGATGTTACGAGTCAGATTTAGAACATGCTTCTCAACTGATTCTCATTCATGGAGATAACAACAAAGTTAAGTTTGGCGAGTATTTTGCGGTGGATGATGATTTCGAAACACCCAACTGGTTTAGAGAACTCTTTGATAAATGGGAGGGTCGCAACTATAAGCCGACAGATGCTTGGCGTGGTCACTACGAAACTATTGAGAAGTTCAAAGATGTCAAGAAAATTGCTAGTGGTTGGATAACTGGTATGCCTGATGAGACAACTAGGCGTAAGGCTGTCTTCAATGGATGGGCAGAGGATTTATCCGAGGGTGTAATCCCCACTCCTTATCCAATCTACTTCCTAGTGGAACCAACATCGAATGTCTTTAGTATGGGCATGGATGTATTTTGTAAAGAAGAAGATTACGATAATGTAATTAGTTGGCTTGATGAAATTGGAACTCCACAATCTGTTTTGCAAGAACAACTATCGTAAATTGATTTTACAGTTAATTTAGTATAAACTAGGGTTTATATTATGAGAGGAGAAACAATGGAACATGCAGTATTAGTTCATTCGCCTGAGTATGCGAATTGGGTTTTCGACAAGACGCATCCAACTCAAGGGCGGAGGTTTCTCCATGCTCGTAATCAATTTATGTTGCGAGCGCAAGACCGTAGATTAAATGTTTGGGAGATTGAACCTGAGATGCCATCTACCGATGACCTGCATCTAGTTCATGACATGGAGTATGTCTTCGATGTAACTGTTCGAGGTGAATCAACTGAATGGCTAGGACAACGCCATGACCTAGGTGATTTAGCAAAGTTATTCGCTGGCGGTACTTTGACTGCCCTTGATGCTTTAATAGATTACAAGAGTAAATTGGCTGTTCACTTTGCTGGTGCAAAGCATCACGCAATGCGTGACTACTCAAGCGGATTTTGTGTGTTCAATGATTTTGCTATCGCCGCTACTAGAGCGACTCAAGACTATGACCACAGGGTTGCTATCTTCGATTGCGATGCTCACCATGGTGACGGTACTGAAATGCTGTTGAAGAAGAACAAGAATGTTTTAACTTATTCAGTTCATGAGTATGGGATTTTTCCAGGCACGGGATTGATTAGCGATTGGAAGCATCTTGCCTATAACTTCCCACTTGCATCAAAGTCAGGCGATGCAGAATTGCTATCTGCTACCGAGGGATTCCTCGAGGCTTGCAATGAGTTTCAACCGACAATGATTTTTGTAGCCTGTGGCGCCGATGGTCTAGCCAATGACCCACTCTCATCCTTGCAATACACCAAGGACGGCTATTTCAAGGCTATGCGCCTGATTAGGGAGCAGTTCCCCGAGCATCCAATCCTCTTGGGTGGAGCGGGTGGATACCAACCTGATACGGAAACCCCTGACCTATGGGCGACTGTTGCGCTTGGACTCATGGCTGTGCCTACCGAGGTTGTAAAACCCTAGACGCTAAGATTAGGCGGTAAATCGAGAGAAACAGGCAAAGCCTAATGACCACAATTATTGCTGTTCAATATGATGACAAGGCAGTAATTGGTGCTGACTCACAAACAACTGGAAGCACGGGTCGTAAAGCAATTCATTCTCAGATGGTAAAGATAAATCAGCGTGGTGATTTTATTATTGCTGGCGCTGGTGAATGTGCCCCTTGCGATATTGCTCAACATATTTGGAATCCGCCGATGCCAACTGGCAAAGACTGGAACAATCTTTATCACTTCATGATTTCTAAAGTAGTGCCATCCCTTAAAACTTGTTTCAAAGAGAATGAATACAAATGGGATTACGATGATGATGACAGTCGCTTTGGTTTTCTGATTTTAATTGGTGGAGAGATATTTGAGATTGCAGATGACTTCTCTGTGTCAATGGATGGCAAAGGTTACTACGGAGTAGGTTCGGGTTCTGATTTAGCAATAGGCGCACTCAGCGCTGGTGCAACTATGAAAGAAGCATTAAAGATTGCATCAGAGAATGACGCCTACACATCGCCACCTTTTATTTTTCATACGCAACAAAAGCGACAGAAAGTTGCATCAAAGCCAAAGAAGTAGTATCCTAACCCCAGTTGTATAAGAAGGCAGAGATTCTGCTGGACGGGTTCAACTAGAGGGAGGTACTTATCAAAACAAAACAAAAAATAGAAATACAATGGGAACACAGACCATCTAAGCCTATTGATGAAGTGCGGTTTACTTATGCCTTCAACTTTGGCGAAAGATTTATAGCCATCTTGCCTATCGGTTTAGTTCACAAAAAAACAGGTATCAAAGTAGTAACTCGCCAAGAAGTTAAAGAGGGTGAAAAACTACCTGATAATTACTGTTGGTTTGTTGTTCAAGGTACTAACGCTAATAACATCAGTTATGAATACCGCTATAACGCAGGTATTGGCGGTCATACAAGAACGACACCGCTTGGCAAATCTTCTATTGGTCCTTGGGGTTCTCAAAGATGGGTAGAAGATTACATAAACAAGAACTACATTCTAGGAGAGGAATAAATGAACGAGCAAGAAGTAAACAAGAAGTTTGATGACCTAGTACAACCAAAGATAATTCAACAAGTTATCAAACAAAAGAGGGAGCCAGCAAAGTTTCCTGAACTGCGATACCTATGGGGTGTTGCTTTACTGGGAAGTTTTGTCCTGATTGTTATTAGCGCTGTTATTAGCACTATTCTCGAATCGCTGTAATCCGCAAACGCAGATGACTCGAGACTCAAAGTATGTTGGATTAGGAACGGGGATTACTCGGTAACAATCAGCCGAGTGATTCTCGTTTTTCCATATATCGTTCGGGGTCATAAATAGTTATCGCCTTCGCAATTAGATGAGGTTGTAGAAGTTTGGCGTGATGTCCACAAAAATATAACTCACCACTTAAAAATGTTGCTCCGACTTTAGCCTTGGCTCCACATCGGTCACAGACTTCAAACACCTCCATGGGTGCTAAGACTGAGCCTTTCATTTTTTATTCTTTTTCTCAGGCGGGTATTTTTCAATCCGTTCTTTGATTCTTCCGTCTTTGTATAAACGAACAATCCAGCCATCTTTAATCTGCATTGGATTAAAAGAGTGCTTTGTTTTGCCGTTTCCTTTAGACATTAAGCCTTTCGCTCCCATCGGGTGCCATCTTGAACTAAGCCATCATTGTCGCCATCTTTGGCGTTCTTCTTAAAACCTTTGCTAATTCTATCCTGTTGCCAAGCGACATAACCGATAGTCATACTCATCATCAATACAACTGCTAGAACAATTCTCATTTTCTCTTCCTCAATAACTCTTCGAAATCTTTTTTCTTGGTTCCACCGTCATAAGCCCAAGCGTAACCCTTATTTACTAATTCCATATTGAGAGAATCAGTTTGTCTGTTGATAAACAGCCATCCGAGAATTCTTCCATATTTTTCTGAACTGTCTACTTTCTCGGTTCTAATAACAATATCGGTTGCGCCATTCAAAGCCTTGGTCAAATACTCTTTGACTTCTTTACCTAGAATCTTCTCTCTTGCATCTGTTGTCCGAGATTCAGGAGTGTCGATTCCAGCAAGGCGAACTCGGGAGGTAAAAGAAATATCAAAACCTAAATCGATGACCACATCAATCGTGTCGCCATCAACGACTTTAAGAACTTGTTTGACTCGGTACTCATACATTACTTGAGGCGCCCTGCATTGGTATCTGTAACTGGACCTCCAACAATCCAAGCACGGCAAGTCCGAGCGCTCGCACATTTGAAATCAAAAGCCTCGCAATATCCCAACTCCCCTGCCTCGGTTACATCCCAAGCAGTTTGGCGGTTATCGCCTCGGGCTAATCCGCCCTCGATACATTGGAGCATCTCAGAAGTTTGGATAAAAGCGGCGCAATTTCCACATCGCTGTTTCTTGGCTTCTTCGGCGCTGACGCCCCATTCAGCCCCCATCTTCTCCCAGTAGTCATCATTAGGCAGGGATGGGTTCAAAGGACCGTAGGAAGCCGTTTCTATGGCTTTGGCACGGTTCTCAAGGTTGGCTCTTACATCCTGAGTTGCGGTTGGGCACGAAGCCTTCAAAAGTGCGGAGACTGCTGGTGTAAGAGACATGGCGAAATTGTACCCTGTGGCGGGATGATTATTAACCCCAGTTATGTTATACTAGGGGTGTCCTGAGAGGAGGACGGAATGAAGAAAGTCTACGAAGTAGAAGTCAAGGGTCAAAAACAAAAGTATTACTTTGAAACTAAAGGTGAGGCTGAGGCTTACGCAATCACCGCTACTGCATGGGTTGGCGGTAAATACAGAATCCAAGCAATCTTCATCAACGAGGAGGTAGTTAAGTGATAACAGCAATCGTTAAAAAAGAAATCGAGCGTAGAAGTGCCAGCGACCCATACGGTCAAATCGAGGTGCGTGAAGTCGAGTTCGAAACTATCGACGAGATTGAGAGTTACTTGGCTTATCACAGGGCTTACATCAGAGGCATCGAGTTCAAGGGCAAAATCGAAGAGAAGGATGAGGACTAATCGTGAGTAACTGGCTAGACAGAATCGTGGTTTTAGGCGTCGAGGTCTCTAAAGAAGACTTGGACAAAATCAAAGAAATCATTGTTGAAAAGGTGAATAACTAACCCCAGTATGATATACTGGTCTTGTTCTTAGAGAGGAGAACAAAGTGGGTCAAAGAGCGGTCAAGAAAAAGGGTCAGTACAGACTTTACAAAGTCGAAGGCTGGAGTTATTACGAAATCTACTACGGCACAAAAGAAACTGGTGTTCATGTAGAAAACATTTCTGAGAAAGAAAACTTTGAGTGGGCTGTTGGCGAAATCAATAGAAGTTTCCAACAGGCTATGAAAGAAGAATTTGGAATTGGGGTGAGCAACTAATGGGTTGGAGCGAATACCAAGTTGGTAGCAATATCTCTACAAAGAAGTTTGTTAAATATGAAGTAGGTCGTTCCTATGGAGATTCTTACGAGATTGTAAAAATCGAGCAAGGCATGGCTGAAAAAATTGGCAGAGGTCAATTCAAAACTGCGTTTTATATTGCGGTTAAAAGTATCGTGACTGGCGAAACTTATGCTTGCGTCTATTTAGTCCAGCGTAAGAACGGTCAAGTCTTAATCAAGAAGATGGAAGAAACTGAGGGACCTTGTTACTACGAGGCTTCAGTCGCCTTCATAAATTTACTAAGCAAGCCAAAAACTTTGGAAAGTGCTTGGTGGAGAAATAGATGTTTTGAAATCCAAAACACTCGGCGTCCTGAACTTGCCGAGAAATTAACTAGGCTATAAGAGAGGAACAAAATGGGTACAAGGTCAAATATAGGAATAGTAAATCAGGATGGCTCAGTAGAAACTATCTACTGCCATTGGGACGGTTATCCTGAGCATGTTGGTGTAGTGCTTGCAAAGTGGTATCGAGAAGAGCAGGTTAGAACCTTGCTAGAACTTGGTGACCGTTCTTCATTGCATCCTGAGCCAACTGTCAAAGATAGTTATGGTGAGCGTGGAGAAGTTTGTCCATCTCGCAAAAACGCTTCAATCTATGAATATGCCAAGTCAGACAAGGCTGGTGCAGAATTTGTCTACTTGTTCAAGGATGGCGAATGGCATGTTTATGAAACTATCAATCCACCATATCGCCAAACTGAAACAGGCGAATGGGAAAAGGATGGCGAATACGCAATATCGCCAAAGGGCATCATCGATGAGATTGATGTCAGGTTCAAGAAAGAAACGGTTGATGCGTAACTGGTTTATTTACTTCAAGCGTGGGAAGATTCGACTCTCAAGAGTTAGGACTTCTCATGCTTGATTGGTTAGCAATCGCTATCAGTTTAATTGCCCTAGGTTTTTCTATTAAGGCTTATCTCGATTCTAGGTGGACTGAGATTGACTGGCACTTTGATGATGACGAAGAGAAACCTTAAGTAACTCTGCAACTGTAATCGTGTAGCCCTTGGTTGAATACTCAGGGCGGTTCATCTCTCGCTTTAATCCATGCTTGGCAATAGCCAATCGAACTCTATCGGTAGGAACTGTCACTACTGAATCCTCAAGAATGAATGACCAATGGCTTGCCTTGCTAACTGAAATACCTGATGCGTACCAGCATCCAAGAACATCTGACCAACACTCGGTTTCAATATAAAGGTTGCCCGTATCTTTCCAGCGTCTATCTCGTTTGACCTCAACTGTCTCGATAGGTGCCGTTAAAAGATTATTGACTAAGACTTCTCCCTCTTGACCAAACCTTAAATCTAAATCCCAGTCGGAGCGGTTTACAGATTCATATTCCATTGATTTGATTGTCCAATCGAGATAGGTGCAAAGGTAGGTAGAACTGATTTGTTTTCATAGAGCGCTAAGAGTATTGCTTCAGCACGGTCAGGGGAAGCGACACCCCGTTTCTTCATATCAACTTTTGATTCAATAACAACTCGACCCGATGCGTCGGATGTATAGGTTGGTCCTGCTAACTGTGAAAGCACAAACCTATCTACATTTAATCTCACATCCTGTTTACCATCTTTAGGTTGCATCATCTGTCTAGCGTTCCACCACATCTCAGCCCTTTGATTCTTAAACTTAGATTGGTCTTTAGGCTTCTCGGCTACATTGACTGCGATGATGTCAGCGGGTAATTGTCTTTCCTTTACCCATCTGTCCAACATAGATACAACTCCCCAACCTAATCCGATGGTATCTACCTTGACTCTAACTCGGTCTCGTATTTCTCTTTCTTGATGAATCTTGATACAGGCTTCAATCTCTCGCATAACAACTCCAGCCACATCAACTGCGTTGGCATTTTGTTTACCTGATGAGCGATGGACGATGCTGACTGCGTAACCATCTAGCCTTGCAATAACAAACTCGTCTCCACCGTCGGAGGCAATATCGACTCCTAGTTTTATTATCTTAGATTCGAGCGGTGTCTCGTTCTCTGTGGCTAACTCTGCCCAAGCAAACGGGATAACTTTGCCTGTACTTGATTTAGGAAACTGCGCCATAACACGGGCTTCAACGAATGGAGAATCCTCGCCGAATTCAGAGATAACATCATTGACCCAACTCTCATCAACAAGGTGGGTTCGGACTTCGTGGGCTTCTATGTAGTCAGGACATGAGCGACATCTACCCGTTGCCTCACCCGTAAAGTTTGGAGTGTCATAAGCGCTGATTGGAATTATGTTGTAAAGCGGACTCGAGCAGATTCTTTCAAACCAAGTTTGCTCTGTATCTGTTGGGGGGTTACCTAGAACTAAAAGTTTTGTGTTACCTCCAGTCATCAGGGCTTCAAGTGCGCCACCGATTGTGTCCGATAAACCTCCAGCCTCATCAACTACTACGAGCAAGTTAGGTGCGTGGATACCCTGAACTGCTGTCTCATCATGAGCGCTTGGACTAAATCCGTATCCGACTACTGTGCCATTTATTTTCCATTGAACTGTGTCGGCTTCCCCAGGCAGATTATTCTTTGCATGAACTCTACGAATATGCGGCCACATAATGTTTCGAACTTGTCGATGTGTAGTCGCTGTTGTAATTGCTACCGCTGTTCCTGCTGGATGGGTAGATAACCACCAAGCAACTGCTCTAGCCGCTAAGTGAGATTTCCCAGGCGCATGGCAAGCAGGTACTACCGTTCTTTTATTATTCATTAAAGAATTAAGAATCTCTTTTTGTTTACTCCAAAGAGTTTCGCCTAGCCCTTGCTCAACAAATCCAATCGGGTCGTTTTGCCATCTAGCCCAAGGGTTATCTAACTCAGCATCAAGGATTACCAATAAGGCATGGCGCTCATCAGGTGTAAGCATCGCCAGCAATTCGGCTTGTTTCTGTGAATCGCTTTCGAGGAACTTATCGAGAAGTCTCTCGGTCATAAGTTAAGCGCTCTTCGTTTTACGGGATTCGAGAACCTTGGCTATCTTCTCTTGGAGTTCTCCCATGGTGACTGTAACTCTAACCTCTGACACAGAATGAGACAAAACCTCTTGCTTATCAATCTTGCCAAAGTCTTCAGGGACTTGACGCTCAAGCCACCAAGCCGATGCCTTCCAGTCTCCCTGACTCGCCGCACTTGAGATGACTGCAACCTTTTTAGCGATTGCCTCGGCTCTAGCCCGTGTGAGCGACTCCAAAAAATCTAAATATATTTTCTCCTCGGGTTTAGGTTTAGCATCAGGAATCGTTACCAGCCTGTCCCGTTCTACCATTCCACGGCTCATCCAGTTATAGAAAGTGGACTCAGCAATGCCTATCATGGCAACTGCCTTGTTTACTGGTAATCCAAGAACAATCAAGTTAAGTAACTCTTCTCGCTTGGTGTCATCAAGAAGAACCGTTGTTCCCTGAGGTCGCCCTTTAGGTTTAGCGGGTTTCTTTTTCTCTACTGCCGTTGTCACTACAACTCCCTCTTACTTACAACTAGAACAAAAATTAACTGCCCTTATATTTCTTTTATGAACTGTGAAATTTCGCCCACAATGGAAGCATGAGGTATCGATGGAATCTCGTTCCTTCTTCTCTCGTTCGAACTTAACTATAAGTTTCATGCGATTATTCTACCTCAGTTGTACAAGCCTCAAGGGGTATAAATAAAAGTTCGGCAATATCCTTCCATCCGTTAATGGTGTTAGCCCATTCATTCAAATCTTCGGTATGAACTCTCATAGTGTGTTCGCCTACCCGAATTGTTGTACGACCCACAGGAATGTGCCCAGGCTTGGATTTTCCCCCACCCAAGATTTCGGCAACCTCTTCGGGACTAAAGCCTGTTCCCCGCAAGCCTGTTGTCGTAAGAAGTTTGTTTAACTCCTGTGGGTCGTAAGTTGCGAGGTCAGAGGTTCGATTATCAACTATGAGGATTTTGATTTCCTCAACATCATCTACATCGACCCAATGAACTGCAATCTTTTCCCATCCTAATTGAACTGCCGCTTGATATGTGTGATTTCCCGACAGGATGTGTTTCGTAGTTTTATTGACCACGATAGGTCGGTACTGACCCATTACCTCCAGGGAGGAGATGATTGAGCCTATGTCGCCCTCTCTAGGGTTTAATGGATGGACTTTAATCTCGTTAATCCCGACAGTCTCAACATCGCTCAACTCAATATCAGAACGCTCACCCTCAGGTTCAGGTTTAACTGGCTTAGGTTCAGGTAGCCCTAGTCTGTCCTTAATCGCTCGGATGGCTTTCTGTTTTGTCGGTGCATCTATGTAGAGTTGTTCTTTCCACGCTTTGTAGGCATCCATCTCAACTGTGAACTTCCAAGCGCTAATCTTTACTTCAGGGTCGCTAGGTAAAGACTTAGAATCTCCCACGCTAGTTTTGTCCTCGCCCTTACTCAACCTATCTAAAATTTCAACTTCGGCTTTAGTGAATCCTGTTCCTTCCAACTCAGGCAAGGCTGAGAGTAAAGATTTTAATAAAGGTTCGTTATAGGTTGCAAGGTCGGTCATGCGGTTATCAGCCAAGACAATCTTGCGAGCGCTCTCTTCATCTACCTCAACATAAGTTATCTTGATTTTTTTCCAGCCAAGTTTCTTCGCCGCTTTGAAAGTGTGATTCCCTGCCAAGATAAAATTCGAACCATACTGAACAACAATCGGTCTGTACTGCCCATGGGCTTTGAGTGACTGAGCAATCGCTTCAATATCACCACGACGAGGATTTGTCGGATACGCCTCAAGGGATGAAATAGCAACTGAAGCAACTTGACCTACCTTTATCTTG